CTTTGCCCACGAGCTCCCCCATGAGTGGCTGCCAGACATTCTTATGGAATCGCGAGTTGCGGACGTACTCGCCATCAGGCTGCATGAAGACGAACTCATCGAGGTCGAGGTCCTTTAGGTGTACTGCCAGCGCATCGGATAGCGCCGCGTTGCACGTCACGGTACGGTTGCCCTTCTTCGACTTCGGCGGGCCTATCTCTTCGCCCTTACTCGTGGCCTTCCACGCCCGACTGACGCGGACCTCAGCGCGGCCAGCCTTGAAGGTGACGTCACGCCGGCGCAGGGCTGTTGCTTCCGAGTAGCGGAGCCCGGTGCCGGCTAGGAACCGGATGAACAGTTTGTAGTGCGGCTCTACCCGCTCGGCCAGCAATACGAGGTCATCCGGCGAAAGGTAGACCGCTTCCCGCGCCTCATTCAAGTCAGCCTCGGCTACACCCTTGGCCGGGTTACGGTGCATCACTTCCTCATCAACCGCCGTGGCAAACGCGGCCGAGAGTACGGCGTGGATATTCCCCTTACTCTTGCGCGACAAGGGAAGGCCCGTCTCCTGGTTGGCTCGGCTCTGTACCGTGAGCCCATCGAGCCAGTCGATCACCGCGGCTTTGTTGACCTTATCCACGGGCGTCTTGCCAAGCTCGGAGCCGTCAATGTGCGCTGCGGCCATGCGCCGATACTTGGCGATGGTCCCCGGCTGAGGTTTACGCAGTAGATCAATGTGGCGGACGACGACCTCATAAACGGTCGGCGCGGTCGAGTCCTTGCGGATCTTGGCTGTGGCTGCCAGCTTGAAGCTGTTGCCGTTCGCGTCCAGGAAGTCTTTGAGCTCCTGCGCTTTGTCCTTGTCGCTGAACGTGCGTGACTTGAGGCCAGTGTCAGGGTCACGCCACGTCACGGTGTGCGACGTGCCACCCTTAGCGAGTTCGCGGGTACGGATGCTAGCCATGAGACTCTGCCATCAGCGCCTTATAGGTCCGCGCCACAGCCTTCCGAGCATCCCGCAGGTGCGCGATGTAGTCGATGACAGGCAGGTGCTTCTCTGGGTTGTCTATGAGGTGCTGTAGCTTGGCGCGTGCAGCGTCCCACTCCCCCGCCCGTTTAGCCTGTTCCGTCTGGTCCTGTTCGTGATCCATGCCGCTCCCCTAGCTGTCCTGATTCTCGCCAACAAAAGTGCCATTCTCGCCAACAGGCAAAAAGAAAAGCCCTAGATCACTGGGATCTAGGGCCTAACTATAGTGGAGATGGGGGGAATTGAAAACCCCATTAGCTATATTTCTTTACATCTGCTTCGTCTAAAATCCCCGGAATCTAGCGGAACTTGTGCCGACCTATTCCAACCTATTCAGTCCTATGTTGGCTAGGCCAACAACTTCCAGACCCAAAAAAGCCCCATCCTCGCCATTGAGGATGGGGCTCGCTTTTGCGTTGCGCTACCGCTTCCTGCGCTGCACAACGGCCGCGGAGAAGTCGGCCAGATCCACACCTAGCGCCTCGCATAGCGCCTCGATGTCATTAACTGTCAGGGATGCCTCATCGCGCAGACGCTTCCCAAGATAGCTACGGGACAGGCCGGCCTTCTTCGCGAGGTCCTGCGCGGTGATCCTATGCTCGGCCATCAGGGAACGGACCTGCGCTGAAACGGCACGAGCAAGGGGGCCTGGTACAGGCTGGGATCCGGAGGGCACTGGCATAGCGTATAGCCCCTTGAACTGGAAAGCGTTGTCATTGACCATCACGCCCCATATGAGTTGCACTGCCTCAAGTGGGGTTAAAGATAGGCTACTCCCACGCAATGAACTTGCAACCCTTGGGATGGATGCTACTCCCAAGTACTGCCACGTATGAGGCACAATTACACCGGGGGAAGTCAGGCAGCCGGCAGTCCCCGAATGTCACACCCATGCCTTAGGGTGCTGACTAACTAATCTGCGTATGAGCTGGGGATATAAAATATGGAGTTTGAGCGCGTCCTGAATCTTGCTGAGATAACACCCGTGGGCGATCTGTGCGCCGCTTGGGGCACCCTCCCCGAGGATGTGGACGCCCGGAAACGCGCAAGAACCCCGCTCTCAATACGCGAGGCGGGGTCCCTGGCTGAACTGCATGGACTGCAACTAGAGGACGTCCTGCCCGTTTAGCCTACGCTCGGCGCGCTGGGCCAGTTCGATCATGGACAGGCCCAGCGCTTTTGCGATCTCAGCGAAAACCGGGAGCGGGATGTCGCGACCGCCGGCCAGGTAGCGAGAGAGTGTGCTGCCGACGATGCCCGTTGCCTTGACCATATCCGCCTGCTTCCAGTCCTTCGCAGCCATCTCGGCTTTGATCTGAATGGCGATGGCCTTCTGGATCTCTTCCCCGTAATTTCCCATATGCACACTTTATGTGCCATTTGAGCGGTTAACAAGTCAGTTTGGGAAATCTTGCGCTAACGCTGATTTTTCGATGTACCCTACCGCCCTCAGTTCGCCTACTTACTTGTACTCAGACACACCATCCCGCACTACTTGCTTTCATCCCGTATGGGATGTAACTTGGTCATATGGAACCAAACGCCGCTGTTGTGACAGCCACCAACCGGAACATCCTCCTCGAAATCCTCACTAGAGGAACATCAAAAAACGCCATCGCCACCAGAGCCGGAATCTCAACCAGCTCCTTCCATCGCAAAGTAACAGGCAAGACAGACTGGACGCTTCCAGAGCTAGGCCAAGTAGCAACAGCCCTTGAACTCCCCATCGCGGCAATCATCAAGGATGCGGCCTAGCAATGACGCAGACATTCCGCACACCGGAGCAGGTAGCTCCCGAGTTGGGGATGCGGCCCACGGAACTTCGCAGATACGTCAGGGAATCCGGTATCTGCACCAGGCTCAGCAAGAACCGAATCATGCTCCACGAGGACGACGTCGTAAAGATCGTCACATGGGTCCGCGAGCGTAACGCTCCCACCCCCGAGCAAAAAGAGATTGACCCCTTCGCCTAAATAGGCACCCCGCCCCAAGTCTGGGCAACCTCTCACCCTTTTTACCCTCACCCCTGGGTTCGTCCCTCGGAGATTAGGTCTAATTGCCATGCCTAAATGCAGTCTCGCCACCTGGGAAAACCAGATCCGCGACAACAACCTGAACATTGAACTCCCGCGCTCAGCCGTCAAGAAGCTAGCCAAAACAATGAGCCGCGTACACGAGTCCTACATACACACGCCGGATGAGATGGAGCAGCTGCTCGCCTACTGCCTGCACTACTGGGACGAGACGGGCGAGGTTGCCACCGAGAATGTCGATGCCGAGCGCAATAAGGCCGCAGCGGCTAGGCGGGTGGGCGCATGAGCTTCGAGTGCGCCGTGTTCGCAGATGACTACAGGTGCCAGCAGAAGGAGGCGGGTGATGCTGTCTACCTTGGCGGCCTCACGTTCTGCATGGAGCACCAACTGCTATTTGAGGACTTAGTCCAGGCAAGCGTCCTATCGCGTGAAATTGCCGGCGCCAAACTGAATCGCTACCTGGGCCCGATATTTCAGAACCCGCGCCCGATGACCGAGCCAATCAAGAAAGACCTCCGCTATGAGGCCACGGTCTACTTCATTCGCTGCGAGGGCTATATCAAGATCGGCTACGCAGGGTCACCGCATAAGCGCTTGAAGCAACTACAAGCCACGGATGGGACGAAGTATCCCGAGGGCATGAACTGCTCGACGGCCGCGCTAATCCAGACCGAGCCTGGCGGCATCGATCGGGAGCGCGACTTGCACCAGAAATTCAAGCACCTCCGCCATACCGGCGAGTGGTTCATGGAAGCCAAGGAACTTACCGACTACATCGAAGGACTAGCCGCATGACAACCCCACCAGCCCCAGCCCCCCGCCCAACGAACACGGCAACCCACACGGTTGAAAAGGTTGGACTGCTCTACGTGTACGTCCCGATCAAGCCGGCCAAGCCATGAGCGTCTGGGATGAGGACGTGGAGCGGGATCCGGAATTGGCACCGTTGAATTGCACCGGCCGGGAAGATTGCGCGACCAGTTGGCATTTCCATGGCTGCTACGAGGATGGCGGCGGATGCACGGAACCGCACGAGCATGTCATAGCGGCATCCAACCACTACCAGCGGCCGGCCAAGCCATGAGCAAGCCCCTCGAACTCACTGTGTATGAGGTCGACCCAACCGAGCCTTCCATGGTTGTCGTTGAGGGCTTCTGGGCATACCGCCCATATGACCCAGCCAAGCGCCTCACCGACGCCGAACTCGCCGCGGAGATGCACTCGGCAGCTCGCGACTATGACATGGACTGGGTGCAGACCGGGCGGGATGAGAGCCCGCTTGCAGCGATCTACTCCACTCTCCGCAGGTTCGCAACCCTCCCCCACTACGACGAGGACCAGTCATGACCCCCTGCAAGTCGTGCGCCACCCCGACGACGACCCACAAGCCCTGGTGCATGCGACCCGCGGCGATCCAGTACCAGCCCCGGACGATCCATGAGGCGCGGGCCCAGTTTCTAAGGATGTGCGCGTGAGTCAGGCAGCAGTTCTAGATGACAACTTTGACCGCGACTGGGGGGCGGATGCCATCGCGACCATCATCGGCCTGTCCTTGGCTCATGAGACGTTCACGAGTTCGGATCTGCGCCGGGAGATGCGAACCCCGCCGCGGTCATCCCAGTATGGCGCCGCGTTCCGTTCCGCACAGGCGCAAGGGCTGATCGAGTCTGTCGGCTCAGTGAAGTCCACCAACGCAACCCGCAACCACGGCCGGCACCTACAGTGGCGCCGCAAGGAAGGAACCCCATGATCGCCCTAATCCTGTCCATGGCCGTCTTTGCTGGTGTGGGCATCCTCTGGGCTGTCCGCGCTGACCGTGCGGATCAGCATCTTCTGCACGGGCCCGACTCGGGCTGCGTCGATTGCGCAACCAAGTGAACCCTGACCGCTACTACGAAGAACCTGACCCGACCGATTACGAAGCGCTCGACGCCGAGCGAGACACCCGCGCCGCCGATGATGCGGACGCCCAACGTAAGGAAAAGCCATGACCACCCAACGAACCCACGCCCTACCGTGGACGTTCCGCCAGTTCTGGGCGGACCTGTTCCCCGGCCGCCGTCCTGCTACCCCCGCGCACGACCTGACCGGCCGTGAAGCTACAGCCCGGCACTTGTTCGGGGAAGCTGTTCAATGGTCGCGGCTGGACATGGCCGAGTACGACGCCGAGCCGTACCTGCAAGAGGCGTGGTTGGCTGAGGCTGACCGGCGGATTGCTGGCGGTCGCGGCGTGGACATCGCGGACCTGATCGTGTTGCGGCACTGGGGTTACACGCCCGCCGAGTGGAACGCACTGCCCTCGCTGGTTCAAGTCGACAAGCGTGAGTCATTTTTCCAGGCGAACGGATTGGCGTCATGACCCCGGAACTAACCACCCCACCCACCCTACGTGAGTCCGTCACCGCCGCGGACGCTGCGTACACTGCGGCTGTCAGTCTCGCGGCTGGTACGGGTGATTGGGGCCCGGTGCAGGCAGCGGCCACGGTCGCGAAGAAAGCCCGGCTCAGCTTGGCTGCTGAGGTGGACTAATGAGCGACATGGCAGACGTGCTGGCGGGGCATCAGGACGCGACTGACGCCAACACTCCGTACCTCTGTTCGTGCGGGTGGTCCAGTTGGTCCACCCAATTGAGCGCCCATCAGGCCGCCGCCCTCACCACTGCGGGGTTTGGTCCGGTGCAGGCAGCACGCGCCGAAGCATGGGACGAAGGGGCGCAGGCCGAAGCGGACACAACGATGCTCACCGAGGAAGAAGAATCTGCGGGAGTCCACGCGGCAACGTTCGTATGCCCATCACGAAACCCTTACCGCACGGAGGCATCATCATGACGATCAGTAACGAAGCGGTGGATGCTGTGTGTGCAGCGCACGTGACCATCTTGCCCCGCGAAGCCATCCGCTCAATCCTTGAGGCTGCGGCGGGGATCATCCGGGCCGAGTGCCTGGAAGAAGCGGCGGACCATGCTTTTAAGGACAAGAAGATTCAGGGTCTCCAGCGGGTACTCATCGGCAACTACCTCCGTGCGCGGGCTGTGGCTGAACGGGGCGAAGGGTGAACCGCGCCAAGGCCCAGCGGATCCGGTTCGGGATCCTCGCCGCACGCCACCAACTGGAACGGGGCAGGCTCACCGACTGGCAGGCGGACTACCTCGAAGGGTGCGAGGCGAGTGGGTGGACGGTACGGGATGCGCGGCGGGCATACGAGCGGGAACGGTTCAACGCTAGGTGCCGGGCGTTTAGTTGGAGGGCGTCATGACCGTCTATGACGACAAGGGCCGACCGCATAACGACGTAGGGACGGGCGCCGCATCCTTCTGGGTGAGGCCAACCAACGTCTACGCGGGATGTTCCTGCCCGCCATGGAGATATAACCCGCGGCACCCGAAGCCCACAAACCCAGACTGTACGCAACACGGGACAGCCACCAACGACTGAGAACCGAACAATCAACCATCGCCAGATAGGCGGTTTTTTTATGCCCAGATTGGGGACACATGAGCTTGGAAATATTCACTGAACTAGAGCAGGGCGGACCGGAATGGCTGGCTGCACGGTGCGGCATTCCGACAGCATCCGTGATGGGCCAACTCATCACGCCGAGCACGGTCAAGGTAGCGAAGAACGACTACTCACGCGGACTGACTGCAACGCTGGTTGCCGAGCGCATCACCGGCCACGTTGAGCCGATGCAGGTATCTCAAGCAATGATGCGAGGCCAGTTGGATGAGCCCTTCGCCCGGGACGCATACAGCGAGCACCACGCGCCTGTCGAGGAGATCGGGTTCATGGTCCGCGACTTCGGCAGGTACCGGATCGGCTACTCACCCGATGGGCTGGTTGGCGACGACGGCCTCATTGAGATCAAGAGCCGCGCCCAGAAGAAGCACCTGCAAACCATCCTGGCCGATGAAGTGCCGCTGGAGAACATGGCCCAGATTCAGACGGGCCTATTCGTGAGCGGGCGGCACTGGCTCGACTATGTGTCCTTCTGCTCAGGGATGCCGTTATGGACCAAGCGCGTAGAGCCGAGCGAGAAATGGTTCGACGCGATCATGGACGCGGCCCTGACCTTTGAAGCGAACGCCGCGGAAATGCTCGCCGTCTACAAGGCCGCAACGGAACACCTACCCGCTACTGAACGACTCGACCACTTCGCAGAACTGGAGATTTACTGATGGACATTTCAGAAACGCTGGCGCCCAAGAGTGACCAGCAAAACTTTGACGATTACCTTACCGGCCCTCGCACCGTCACGGTAAGTGGCGTGACGGTTCCCGGTGGCGATCAGCCCGTGAGTGTCGAGCTCGCGGAATATCCCGGCCGCCCATTCAAGCCGAATAAGTCGATGCGGAGGGTTCTTGCCAAAGCGTGGGGCGCCGAATCTAACGCATGGATCGGCCGGCGCATGACCCTTTTCGGCAACCCGGCAGTGGTCTACGGCGGAAAGGCTGTGGGTGGGATTGAGATTGAGGCGATGTCACACCTTGAGAAGCCGCTGACGATGCCACTGACGGCCAAGCGTGGACAGAAGAAGTCATTCACCGTGCAGCCACTCAAGGACGCACCCGTCCCCGCTGCACCCAACCCGAACGAGATCCCCGCCGAGGTCGTAGCGAACACGCAGAAGGCCATCACGAACGGCACCGCGGCGGACTACATCGCCTGGCTGGTCGAGCAGGGTGCGCCGCCGAGCATCATCGACTGGGTTACTAAGGAGACGGCATGAGCATGGATCGCCGGAAGATCGAGGAATCCATCAAGGAGGCCCGCCGTTTCATCGTCACAGCCCAGGCTGCCATCGAAAGGCTCAACTACGAAAACGCGGAACGGGATGCACGGGCCGACGATAGGGCACGCCGCGGATTCGATGGACCGCGGATCGCTCCCGGCTCGTCATCGCCGGGCGACTACAGCTATGGATCGCCGGAAACTGGAGCGCTCCGACGGCACTCCATGGACCTGACCCGCAAACTCGCTGAGCTGAGGAAGTAATGACCACCCACACGAACGCCCTGTCCGTGTCCATCCTCGCCGGGCCCATCGAACTAGCCGACCGCCCACCCAATCCCGACGTCGGGCAGATGGTCCTCATGGGGGTCTCGGGCTTCTACTTTCATATCACCCCGGAAATTGCCCAGCAGTGGGTTCCGGTCATCGCATCAATCGCAGGAGAAAAGTAAACATGGCATCAGTAACCTTCACGGGCAATATCGGCAGCTACCACGGCCTCAAGTTCAGTCAGGACGGGAAGCCGCGCCTGTCGTTCTCCGCGGCTGAGACGGCCCGCATCAAGGACCAGTCCGGCAACTGGGTGGACGGCGGCACAACATGGTTCAGCGTGACCCTGTTCGGCTACACAGCCGAAGCGCTTGACGCAGCCATTGCGGCACAGGGTGGTAAGGGCAAGGTCATTGTCACCGGCCGCATGAGTACCCGCGTCTATGAAAAGGATGGGCAGGCGAGGGAATCACTCGACGTCGTGGCCGATTCAGTTGGGCTCGTGCCGAAGAACCAGCCGGCGCAGGGGCAGCAGCAGCCCCCCGCGCAGCAGCAGCCATGGGGCGGCAACCAGCTCGCGCAGGGGTCGCAAGGGTGGGGTCAGAACGGCGCCGACCAGAGTCCGCCGTTCTGATGGCTAAGGCAAGCATCTACTGGAACGCTGGACGCACCGAGTGGGGCAAGCGCGGGTTCGATAACTTCCTCATCGGCGCGTCATGGTCACACTGGGGCAAATGGCCGGAACGTCAGACGCACCTCTACCTCGGACTCTGGACGCTGACCATCTACACGCCGAGCAAGGGCGGCAAGACGCGCAAGGACATCCAGTGAAAACCAAGCCCCAAGGCATCCACGCGAATTTCGTCACATCCTGCATCTATTGCCGCGGTGACCTGACCATCACCAACGGCCGGATCGAGCACCACGACTGCCGGGAACCACAACCTAAAACGCTGGCCGATATACGAGCCGCACTCGACAACCGATAACCGAAGCCGCCCACTGAGGCGGTTTTTTCATGCCCGAAAACTTTGTGGGCGGTGGCTGCGATGTCACCGCTCACAACCCCGAAAGGAACCATCTTGACCATCGAACTTACCCAGCCCACTGACATCACGAGCCGCATCCAGGCGCGTGATGGTGTCGCAGTCGTCCTCTACACGAAGAACAACTGCTTCGGCTGCACGAAAACCAAAGAGAAGCTCGACGAAAACGACATCTACTACACCGCCGTCAACGTCGAAGAAGACGCCAGCGCCTACCACTACGTCACCGAGATCCTCGGGATCCGGCAGATGCCAGTCGTCATCGCATCCACCCCGGCCGGCGATGTTGTCTGGTCCGGCCTGCAACCCATTAAGATCCGCGAACACATCACGCACCGCCTGGACCTCACCGCATGAGTATGACCTTCCGCGCAAGGTCCCTGCCTTACCCGCCGGCCAGGACACGCGTTGAACGAATCTGCACCCGATGCGGGATCCAATTCCGCATCGCACAACCCAACCGTGACGCGCACCTGACCGAGTGCCGCGACTGCCGGGGAATCAAGTGACGCCATGCTCTCGCGGGTGCTGCTGGTCGCCATATGGCTGCGCACAGTCCCGCGACTGCTCTTGCCACTGGGAAGAACGTAAGCCGACCAGCCGAACTAACGGCACAGTCACCTATTCCGACCCCACAGCCAACCAGGCAGTCCGAAACGTCATGAAGGAGAACCCGCGGTGAGTTACCAGTATCGAGGGAAGATCGCCGATGTCACCAACCCCAAATGCGGAACCCGCGCCGGCTACATGGAACACAGCAGCAAAGGCACCCCGAAGTGCCAGCCCTGCAAAGACGCCCACGCCGCATACATGAGGGACTACAAGAGGCGCCCCACAATGCGGACCACCTGCGGAACATACGCAGGATACAAGCGCCACCAGCGGGCCGACGAAAACCAGTGCGACATGTGCCTACGCGGATACGCCCAATACATGCGCGACTACCGCGACAAAAAGCTGGCCGCACTGGCACCCAAGGAGCCCGAACGTCCGCCACTGACGGACCGTCTACAGAAAGCCGCTGACTTGTTCGCGGACGGGGCATCGCAAACGGAAGTGCATCGGACCCTTGGCCTATCTCGTGACACCCTGCGCAAGTACTTCCCAGGGCAGGGATGGACCTATCGGCAGGGCGGCGACTTCCGGGCCCTCACTCGATACGCAAGCGCCGCGTGATGGCGGGCTATGTGTACCGGGGCAGCCAGCGTGTCGAACCAGAGCCGCCGACCGTCATCACCCCACAATGCGGGACCGAGGCTGGTAGCTCCCGACACAGGCGCCGCGGTGAACCAGTTGACGAAGCATGCCGCCAAGCAGCAGCCAACGCGGACAAAGCCAGACGAGCCGCGAAGAAGGCGATGGCATGACCTACATTTACCGGCGCACCGAGGATATTGACCGCGAACCGACCGCACCTTATGTGCTGCGCGAACCAGAGGTGCCGCAGATGTTCAAAAAGGTATTCAAACCCGAACTATGCGGCTCAACATCCGGCTACCAGCAGCACCGCCGATTCAAGGAACAACACTGCCCGGACTGCCGGGAAGCATACAACGAATACCAGCGCGGATATCGGGCAGGAGAAAGGATCAAAAACTAATGGCCCGGATCAGGACAATCAAGCCCGACTTTTGGACCGACGGGAACATGGTCAAGCTCTCACCGTTTGCGCGGCTGCTCTACATCGGAATGTGGAACTTCACGCTATGCGATCACGGCCACGTTGCTGATGATGCGATGAAACTGAAGCTTCAGATCCTCCCAATGGACAATATCGACATTGATGCACTGCTGGCCGAGATCATGGCCCAGGGCCGCGTTGTGCGGGTAGAGGACGGCGACGGACGGACATACCTGCTGGTCAAACGCTTTGAGGACCACCAGAAGATCGACCCTCGCTGGAAAACGCGATGCCCCGCCTGCGCTCAGGTGGACTCACTCACCCTCACGGAAACTCCGGTGAGTTTAGGTGAACTCCCCGTAACTCCCGAACTCTCACCAACTCTCCCCCTAGGAAGGGAAGGGATGGGAAGGGAAAGTAAAAAGACTCCCTCATCAAAGCCTGCGGCTTCGACGGACTTTGACACCTTCTGGGCTCAGTACCCGCGCAAAGTCGGAAAGATAGCCGGGAAGAAAGCCTTCGACAAGGCGATCAAGCTGACGACCCTAGAGTGCCTCCTTCAAGGCATAGAGCTTTTGAAGCGCGAAACCGCGGGGAAGAAGATCGACTTCACACCCCATCCCGCTACATGGCTAAATGACGGCCGATGGGACGACGAGCCAGCCAAGCAGGAATCCGTAATCGTCAGCGGTCCATGGGATCCCGGCTATCACAAGAACGGAACACGATGACCACCGAACCCACCACCCACGACGCAGTAGCCGAGCAGTCAGTCCTCGGCGCCATGCTCATCAGCCGTGACGCAATATCAGACATCGCGGACATTCTCGACGGCGGGGATTTCTACCGGCCAGCGCACGAAACCATCTACCGGACGATCCTGGACCTTCACGGCTCAGGCTCACCAGTGGATGCGATCACGGTCAACGACGCGCTGACCGGCATGGGTGAGATCGCCCGTATCGGTGGGCACGCCTACACGCACGAACTAGCCACGACAGTCCCGTCCGCGTCCTCCGGTGCCTACTATGCCGAGATAGTCGCACACGCGGCCACACGACGACGCCTGACCGCTGCTGGGCGGAAGATCCAAGACCTCGCCGGGAATGGTGGCGACGTTGACGAACTCGTGGAAGCTGCACGGCGCGAAGTTGACCAGACCTCACGCGCAACCGGCTCGGTAGTCCAGTCGTTCGGGGAAACCATTGACATCATGCTCGGGACGCTCGATGAGGCCGTCAATCATCACCCGACACCGTGGGCCGCACTCAACGAGCATATCGGCGGCTTACGTCCGGGTGGGCTCTACGTCTTCGGTGCACGCCCGTCAGTCGGCAAATCAGTGATCGCGCTGAACCTGGCGCTTGAACTGACCAAGCACGGATCAGTCGCGTTCTCATCCCTGGAGATGAGCAACAACGACGTGCAGATCCGGGCAGTATCCGCAGACCTCAACCTCGACGTGTCCCGGCTGCTCGAACGTAACCTGACCCCCGGCGACTGGGCAAAGATCCGTGACCGACGCGCATCATGGGGTGACGTGCCACTGTTCGTCGATGACAGGTCGGGCGCGACCATCACCGACATCAAACGGTTCGTGCGATCCGTCAACCGCCGCAAACCACTAGCCGGCGTCGTCGTCGACTACCTGCAACTCATGAACCAGCAGCAGGGAGACAAGCGCCCACGCCACGAGTTCGTAGCTGACATGTCCAGGCAACTCAAAATCATGGCCATGGACATGCAAGTACCCGTAATCCTCCTATCCCAGCTCAACCGAGGATCAACCCAGCGAGAGGACAAAATGCCGCAGATCAGTGACCTCCGCGAATCCGGGGCCATCGAACAAGACGCCGACGTGGTAGTCCTCCTGCACCGCGAAATCATGGGCGACAACAAATCCAACATGTCGCTGCTGGTTGCCAAGAATCGGCACGGCGCGACAGGACTAGCCGAACTCCAGTTCTGGGGTCACTACTCGAAAGCACTCGACCGCGGACTCACCCCACAAGCAGCCGACCGCGCAAGGATCGCCGCATGACCCCCACAACCAACCCCGTCCCCGGAAGAACCCCGGACGACCACGAAGCCCCGGTTAACGCTGGGGCTTACTTGTACCCGAAGGAGGGAGTTATGACCATCGGAGATTATCCATGGGTCGCGGAATGCGCCGGCTGCTCATGGAGCGCACGGACGGAATCTTTGCGAGAGGCCGACCTGAAGGCCGACCTGCACGCCGCAGTAACGGGCCACGAGACAGACGTAGATCAAGCGGAATAGCTCTATGGGCGACTGGGCTCGCTCTGACTGACATAGTCACGGAGGGCTTGGCGGAGAACCTCAGATAGGTTGTCGCCCCGAGCATCCGCCGCGGCCTTGGCAGCGCCCCAGAGATCATCATCGACCCGGAGTGTCCGGTGTACGGTCCCGCGGCTCATGCTGCCATCAATTCGCGGGCGAGTTCCTCGACGGTAACGCGCCGGCCGTCAATGGTTTCCACGAGGCCATCATGACCGACGCAGCACATGTACTGAACTTCCTCGATCATCTCGGGGAGGGTCTTCGAGGCGAGTTCGGCGTCGCGTGCAGCGCGTGCTTCCTCGTTGCGGCGGGTGGTGGCTGACTTGCGACCCTTAGCCGCGGCGACCTTACGGGCGTATGCGGCGGCGGTGTAGGTGTTTACGCCGGTTCCGCTGCATCCAAAGCAGGCACCGATGGCGAAATGTCCAGAACCGCTGCACTTCCAGCAGTTCACGGTGATCATTTCGCTCATTGTCTTGCCTTTCGTCTTCGGATTGTTCCGATATGAAGAATCTACCAGGGTGTATATACACCTGTCAATAACCAATTAGGAGGGAACTATGATCCACGCATTCATCCCCGGAACCCCCATCCCGCAAGGTTCGGTCAACAGTTACGGCGGCCGGATCGTGGGTGTGACTCCGAAGCTGCGGAAGTGGCGGGACAGTATTCGCGCCGCGACTATGGCGAAACATGTGGGCCCGCCACTCGATGGGCCGATCACCGTGCACCTAGTGTTCCAGATGCCGCGCCCGAAACGGCCTAGATGGGCGCTACCGGCGGTACGTCCCGATCTCGACAAATGCATAAGAGCGTGCCTGGATTCGCTGTCCACAACCAAGACGCAGCCGGGAGTTATCACCGACGACGCAAGGGTGGTATCCATTACCGCCGCCAAGACCTACCACGGGAATCCCGGCGTACTCATCACGATCACTCAGGAGGAACAGTGAGCACTCCAGACCCGCATTTGCGGATACTTTCACTCGGCGCAGGCGTTCAATCGTCTGCGCTTCTTATTTTGGCGGCCCGTGGCGATCTACCTAAATTGGACGCCGCGATCTTCTCTGACACTGGATGGGAACCCGCAGCGGTCTATGCCCACCTTGACCGGCTCGAAGAAGAAGTAGCCAAGCCTGCTGGGATCCCGATCTATCGCGTGAGTTCAGGGAATATCCGAGCTGATGCGCTGAACCCGGAAGCGCGGTTTGCAACCATCCCACTATTCGTCAAGAACGCGGACGGCTCGCAGGGCCTCGTTCGTCGGCAATGCACGAGTGAGTACAAGCTCAAGCCCATCAAGCGGAAGGTCCGCGAACTTCTGGGGTACCCGCACCCGACGCCAATTCCCAAGGGCGTCTTCGTTGAGCAGTGGATCGGCATCAGCACCGACGAGCGCAGCAGGGCCCTAGATGCTGAGGGAAATCTCAAGGAGGGTGACGTCAAATACTCAAGGAATAGCTACCCACTCCTGGACCTGGACATGTCGCGGGATCACTGCCGTTCACTACTGACCACGCATGGCTTCGGGCTAACCCCAAAGAGTGCCTGCATCGGATGCCCGTTCCACACCAACGCACACTGGCGGGCAATCAAGGAAGACCCAGAATCATGGGCGGACGCCGTGGATTTCGATAAGCAGATCCGCAACGGGTCCGCTCGCGCTAACGCACAAGGCCAGCCGCTGAATGGTGAGGCGTTCCTGCACCGCTCCATGCTGCCCCTCGATGAGGCGCCAATCGGACGCGATGGATTCAGGGTTTGGGCAGGTAGGCAGGGTGACGTGCTGCACATGCTCAACATTGCTGAGTTCGAGGAAAAGCTCGATGCCGAAGATCGGGATTCCCTGACTGGGTGCTCACCATTTGGATGCACCACCGACGACGAAGGCGAGGATGCGGCATGATTCGCTCCCGGAAAATCTGGACCACCTACTGCGAAGGCTGCCTATCTGACTATGGGCAGTTTGAGACTAAGGCTGCGGCCGAGGCTCACGAAAGAGAGTTCCCGCTCTGCTCCAGCTGCGATGGGGAGGATTACTGAATGACGCTCCAAGATTCAATCCACCAACTCTGCCGCGAACATCTCCGCACCGGCCCGGACGGCAAGGCTCACAAGGTGCCGGCGCTGCTGGACGAACTGCGGGCGGCTGTCACGCCGGGGAACTCCATGTCGGGCGGCGGTGCGTCAGGGCCGCCGATCCCGATCAACGCCGACGCACTCGATCTGCTCCACGAAATCGAGACGGCCGCGAAGTCCGACTACTACGAGATGACAGGCGTGCAATGGACGAAAGACCTTGCACGACTGCTGCCGTGGATAGTCAGCCTCGACCTCACGGACGAATGGCGGGCATACCTGGAACGCGTCACCCTTGAATGGGTGGATGCCATCAATGCATTCCTGTGGCCGGTCAAGCCGCGAAGGAAGCTCACTGGCAAGACGTGCCCATCATGCGGGCTTGCACTCCACGGCGAAGAACGCAAGGTCACGCTGTCGTTGGGCTGCTGGGATTCCGAGGGCAACCTAGCAAAGATTGGCGACTGGGACATTGAATGCGCCGGCTGTGCCGCTGGATGGTCAGGCGATCAAGTATCGTGGCTGCTCAAAGCGCTAGACACGCCGAACGTGGAATTAACACAAACGGAGAAAATCAAGGTATAGTTAGTCACGTCTCCGCATACGTGTCGAGATAACCAGGTCGATCTTCGGATCGACCTTTCTTGTTTAAAACTTCATAGGGCCCCGCTAACCATCAGTGCGGGGTCAGGTGCCGATGATGGATCCCACCCTTGGAACGGTGGGCGCGGTTTCGACTACCGCCGACACCACTAAGCCGTCAGCTTCCCCCAGGCTGGCGGCTTTCACTTTGCGGGGAAACTATGCATTGGGGAGTGCGATGTCTGACGCAACACAGCAGGCCATACATGACGCCATTACCGCGCACATCGAGGACATGAACGAGGACTCGCCGCAGTACCTCACGGACTGGGTTGTCGTCGCTGCTGCTGTCGTATCCGACAAGCCAAAGGGCACGGCCTACTGGTACCTGGACTCAGACCTTCCACTGCACCACGCAACCGGGTTACTCCAATACGCGAGTGACTTCGTGACCGCACCGGATGACGAGGACGACGACTGATGGACAATCAGAAGTGCGACCGCCATCCTTCTGCGTGGGCTAAGGCGCGGCTCCTGCTACCCAGCCTCGGCACGCTGTACTGGTGTGGCCATTGTGCGGCAGCTTTTGAGCAGGTCTACGACGGCGAGTTCGTAATGGCTTACGAGACGGTGACGGTGTGACGTGTCTGAGTCTGAGATACAGAAGCGCAACAGTGCGCTACGCAACAAGCACCGCGCACGAGTAGCAAGAGACAAGCCAGCCTGCCACATATGCGGCAAGGACATCGACTACACGCTGCGAAGTCCAGACCCCTGGTCATTCGTACTGGACCATGTCACGCCCCTAGCCAAGGGTGGAGCCGACACGTTGGACAACAAGAAGGCCGCTCACCGCGAGTGCAACAGCAAGAAGCGGGCCCGGATGGTCGCACCCATCGTG